CAATAGGAAAAATAGAGGAGAAAAAATTAGATGCCACCAAAACCAATTAAAATAAAAAAGAAACCTAAAGATAAATTAATTTATATCTATGGAGATGAGATGAATGATGTATGGGAACACTTTAATATGTCTGTAAGAGATGATGATGACAGAATTGTGTTGAAGTTTGTTAGGTATGAATCAAGAGATAGTTACAGAAAGTAAAGATTAGATATGCCTAAGTTTACATTATATGCTAAGAAAGTTTACTACTATCGCAAGGAGATTAATGCCAGAGATAGGAAGACCGCAGAAAAGAGAGGCGACCAGTATGAATCAGAGAGATTATTTATTCCTACTGGTGAAGAATTTTATATAACAAGCATAGAGGAGAATGAAGATGAAAAAGATATTAGTAACTTTTAAAGTAGTACAAGGAGAGTGCGAATCTTATGAGTATGTATCATTAAGAGATAATAACTGGACTGATGAAGATTTATTGGAAGAAGTATATGCACCTAATGGTGAGTACAATAAAGAATATAATTATTGGGAAGATGATTATGGTCAAAGAATATTTAAAGTGGATTTTATATCAAGCATAACAGATGAAGAATTAAAAGTTTTAAAAAAATTTAATATGGTCTATGATATTTGGGAAGACTTACATAGCTCAGAAAAATATAATTATAATGAAGAAAATTATCTTAGAACAGTAATAAAGGAGAAAAAAAATGAAAACAAGTAAACCAAAGATAGATGAAGTAACATTAAACTTAATTAATAAATTAAAAGCAATAGACGATACAATCAACGAAGGTGCGTGGGAGTATATACATCTAGGAGATATACTAAGATTACAAGATGCTTTTCATACTGCTATTAATCATTTTGATTTAAAGAAAAAAGGTGGCATAGGAGAACATGGGCATGATAAAGGTAAGTACACACAATTTTGGCATAGTGATTATGTATGCCATACAGACCCAGAGGCATTTGACCCAAGCAAAGTGGAGGAAGATGATGAGTAAATACACATATGGATTTGAAGAATGGTCAAGAGATACACGAAGATATACTATAGAGTGTGATAGAAAATTAACAAGAGATGAAGTGCATGATGCTATGTATGAAGTTCAAACATGTATAGATTTAAATGAAGAAGAAACAACACATAAAATTCCATTAGATGATGGTGCTATTGCAATACTTACTTATCATGGTAATGAGTTTGGTAATTCAGATTCTCAAATTACAGAAGGAGAGGAGGATTTAGCAGATGATTAAAGGTATTGATGTATATATAGATTCAGGAGTTCATGTAGAAGGATTTACAGAACTTACAGATAAAGCAAAAGAAATAGCAAAACAGAAACTTATAGATGAAATACAAAATGATAAATGTGTTTTAACTTGGGACATATACGAGGAGGAAGAAGATGAAAGTTAGATACAATAGATTCTACTATAAACCTTTACCTGAAGAAGTATATATACACGAAAGCGATATAGAAGGGCATGGTATATTTGCATCACAAGATTTAGATTCAGAGGTAGATTTAGGAAGTACACATATTAAAGTGCCTATGATACAAGATTATATTAGAACACCACTAGGAGGATTTTTAAATCATGGAGATGACCCTAACTGTTATTTAGAAGTGACACAAGAATGGGATAACTATATAGTTTACAATGTGTTTACTTCTAGGAAGATAAAAAAAGATGAAGAATTAATATTAAATTATGAGGTATAAAGATGATTAAATATATTATATATACACAAAAGAACTGCATCTATTGTGCAGAGGCAAAGTCTTTACTAGATGAAGCCGGAGAAACATACGAAGAAAGAGAACTAGATACTGCGGAGAAAGTTAGGAGATTTAAAAAAGCCGGACATAAAACTGTGCCACAAATCTTTTTACACATAGGAGGATTTCATGAGCTAGAGGAGTTTTTCTTTGGAGATGATGTAGGATTTAAACCTGATATAAAGCTTGTGGAGAAGACTAAACCTACTGGTAAGGTGATACCTTTCAAAGGAAAGATAGGTGCTATATCAGGAGATAAAGATGAGTAAATTAAATTATAAAGAAATAAAAAAAAGAATAGATGCTATTGAAGATAGGTATTACAAAGGTTGGAAACAGTCTGAAGAATGGTGGAGAGTTACTGGAGAGGTACACCCTACAGATAGAAGATTATGGACTTATTATCATAACTTATTGAATAGTTGCACAGAATGATTATGTATGATATAATGGCTATAGGAATACCATGAATAAAATAAAACCTATAGTTAGAGTACCAAATATTGTGGCAAAAAATTTACTTGACACAAGATATAGGCAAAGGATTGTCAAAAGCAAAAAGAAGTATGACAGAAAGCGAGATAAGAATGTTCATAATAACACATCATAGATTTGATTTTGGTAAATGGAATAGTAAATGTAAATGGACAGAATCATTTCCCATTGACCAGTTAGTTGATAATAAAAATAAATTATTAAAATTTAAAACAGAAGAGGAGGCACTAGAAGAATTAGTGGAGTGGGGAGTTGATATAAACTTCGCTATGGATAATGGTGTCACTATAGAAAGAATACACTAATGGCGGAAATATATGTACTATATTATTTTTTAGGAGGCATAGTAGTAGGAATGTTTATCGTACTATTAGCATATATATTAACCAGGAGATAGGAGAAAAAAATGTATGACCCAGTAGTAATAAATATATTAGAAAAAAATGTAAAAGATTTACAAGAACAATTAAAAAATTCTCACATTAGAATAAAACAATTAAATGATGAGAACTATAAGTTGCGTAGAGAGTTAGGAATAAAAAAAGATAATGGTAAAAATATTACAAATAACTCTGATGGTGTTTGGTTAGGAGATGCAGAGATGCCAGATGCAGAACATTTAAAAGATGAGTAGTGATAGAGAAAGAAGATTAAGAGCCACTGGTCGGTGGTTTAAAAAACCCAAGAAAATTAAATTTTTATGGATTAATAATATGTTTCCCTTATTATTAATTGTAAGTTTATTTTTTTTATTGTATAATAGTTAGGAGAAAACAATGAGTAATCTTTGGGATAAAGATGAGAAAAGACTCTACAGAAAGTTATTTAAGGAGTACAAAAAAGAAGGTTGCTCTAATGAAGAAGCCAGAATGTATGCGAAATTGGATTGTAAAAATAGCATAGGTTTTGATATTGATTCAGCGGAAAAACTTTATAAAAATAGTTTAAAAGATTTTGATTGACAAGTATAAAATATTCAGTATAATATCTAAATATATTAATATAATATTAAATATAATAATTAATATATTTATTTTATTATTATCCTTATGGATATTATATATATTTATTATGATGTTTTATTATACTTTTAAATAATATAGAAAGGAATATAAATGATAGGATTAGAATATTTATTAATATACACAGCTATCTATGTAGTTATAGGTGTAACTAATACATTAGGTATGATGTGATGCAAAGTAAATGGATAAGCAGAGGACAATGCCCTTGTGGTGAATCAAGCAAAGGATATAACATACATGCTGATGGACATGCCTTTTGTTTTTCATGTAACAAAAGATTTAATAACGTAGGAGAGGCAAAAATGGAAACAGAGTTCCAAAAAACAGGAGAGGTGGTAGATATGCAGAATAGAATAACTAGCACCGGAGACTATGGTAGTATTACTGATAGAAGAATATCAGAACAAACTGCCAGAAAGTATCGAACAAAGATAAGACAAGATGGTTCAATGATAACACATCATTACTATGAATATTTTAATTCAGATGGTAGCCATGTTGCCACAAAGGTGAGACAAGTAGAAGGAAAAAAAATATGGTCTCAAGGCAACATAGGAGATGCCTTACTGTTTGGACAAAACTTATTCAAGTCTGGTGGTAAATATATTACTATCGTTGAAGGGGAGATAGATGCCATGTCTGTGTACGAAATGTTAGGAAGTAAATGGGCAGTAGTATCAATCAAGAATGGAGTTCAAAGTGCTGTGCAGAATTGTAAGCAACACTTAGAATATCTAAATAGTTTTGAAAATGTTGTGGTATGTTTTGACACAGATAAACCTGGTGTTGAAGCATCACAAAAGGTTGCACAATTATTTGAACCAAACAAATGTAAGATAGTTAGACTGGACTACAAAGACCCTAACGAATATTTAAAGATGGGTAAAGCAAAAGACTTTGTTCAAGATTGGTGGAGTGCAGAATCATACACACCGGCTGGCATAGTAAACTTAGCAAAGTTAGGAGATGAGTTGTATGAAGAGGAGTATTGTGAAACGATACCTTATCCTTGGAGTGCCATGAATGAAAAAACATATGGCATGAGAACAGGAGAGTTAGTTACATTTACTTCTGGTGCCGGTATGGGCAAGTCTTCTATCATGCGTGAGTTGATGCACCACATTCTAAAAAACTCTAATGACAACATAGGAATATTAGCATTGGAAGAAAGCACAAAGAATACTGCATTTAACATTATGTCTGTTGAGGCGAATCAAAGATTGTATATCAAAGAGATACGAAATCAATTCGCTAGAGAACAGTTAAACAAATGGCAAAAAGAAACAATAGGTTCTGGTAGGTTCTTTGCCTTTGACCACTTTGGTTCTATAGGTAATGATGAGATACTATCCAGGGTTCGATATATGGCAAAGTCTTTGGATTGTAAATGGATATTCTTAGACCACTTATCTATCTTAGTTAGTGGACAAGATGATGGAGATGAAAGAAAGTCTATTGATGTATTGATGACTAAGCTACGTTCACTTGTAGAAGAGACAGGAGTTGGTTTATTATTAGTATCACATCTTAGGAGACCATCAGGAGACTTAGGTCACGAGAACGGAAAAGAAGTTACTCTATCTCATTTGAGAGGTAGTGCCAGTATTGCACATTTATCTGATAGTGTTATTGCTTTAGAAAGAAATCAACAATCAGATGATGAAGTAATTGCTTGTACTACAACAATTCGTATTTTAAAAAATAGATACACAGGAGAAACAGGTGTATGTTCTTACTTGCATTATGATAAAAAGTCTGGTAGAATGTCACAAATAGATAATCCTTTTGAAGATAATTTTGAAAACGAAGCACAAGGAGTATTATAAATGAAGTGTTTACACTGTGGAACGGAACTGATACATGGGGGAGACCATGATGGAGAAGAAGGAGACGATTATGATATCGTTAGTAATTTAAGTTGTCCTAAATGTGAAACATATGTATATGTGTATCATAAGTTTAATTTTCCTACTATGGAAAAACAACAAGAGTTATTTAGTGAACCTGAAATGTGGAGTCATTATTGTCCAGAAGAAAAAACTGAAATGGAAATAGGTAAAGGAGAAGATTGTAGTTGGTGTGGAGCAAATGAAAGTAGTTCTTGATATTGAGACAGATGGATTTAATCCTAGTAAAATACATTGTATTGTAGCTAAAAATATAGATACTAATACTGTAACTTTTTGGGACTCAGGTAATATGTATGGTTTTAAAAACTGGGCGAAAGATGTAGATACATTTATTATGCACAATGGTTTATCTTTTGATGCACCAGTATTAAATAAATTATTAGATGCAGAGATACTACCAGGTAATATTGTAGATACATTAATATTATCTCAGTTATTTAATCCTATTAGAGAAAAAGGTCATAGCCTAAAAGCATGGGGAGAAAAATTAAACATGCTAAAAGGTGGTGAGGGAGTAAACTTTTCTAAATATAATCAAGCTATGTTAGACTATTGTAAACAAGACGTGGAGATTACACATGCTGTTTACAAAGAGTTGTTAAAAGAAAGCAAAGGTTTTTCTAAAGAGTCTATAGATTTAGAACACGATATAAGATTAATACTAGACCAACAAGAAAAGAATGGTTTTTCTTTTGATATAAAAAAAGCACAGGAGTTGTTAGCAAAATTAAAAGATGATATCTATGATTTAGAACAATGGTCTTTGGAAGAGTTTGAACCTACGATTGTGGAGATGAAAACAAAAACAAAAGAGATACCTTTTAATATTGGTTCAAGACAACAAATAGCAGATAGGTTGATGAAGAGAGGTTGGCAACCAAAACAGTTTACAGATAAAGATAATATAATAATTAATGAAGCTGTATTAAAAACAATCAAAGAACCTAATTTAAAAATAATTGCAGAGAGATTTGCTAAATACTTTTTACTGCAGAAAAGGGCAGTAATGGTAGAGTCTTGGATTGAGGCATGTGATGAAAGTAATAAAGTGCATGGTAAAGTTATGACACTTCGCACTGTTACAGGTCGCATGGCACATAACTCACCTAATATGGCACAAGTTCCGGCTACCTATTCACCTTATGGAAAAGAATGTAGAAGTCTTTGGACTGTATCAGATACTACAAAGTATAAGTTAGTAGGGACTGATGCTAGTGGTCTAGAGCTACGTTGTCTTGCACATTATTTAAATGATGTAAGTTATACTGATGAGATATTAAACGGAGATATACACACAAAGAATATGGAGTTAGCTGGTATAAAAAACAGAGACCAAGCTAAAACATTTATCTATGCCTTTTTATATGGTGCTGGTCCAGATAAGATAGGTAAGATTGTAGGAGCTGGTAAAGAGCAGGGTAAAATGTTAATTAAAAGATTCTTGTCTAACTTGCCGGCACTTAGGAGATTAAGAGAACAAGTAGAGAATGCTGGTAGAAGAGGAAAAATAAAAGCTATTGATGGTAGATATTTAAAAGTCAGGAATGCACATTCAGCATTGAACACATTATTACAGGGAGCTGGTGCTATTATATGTAAGCATTGGTTACTACGTATGACTCATAGAGTTTACTATAAAAAACTTGATGTTAAGTTAGTGGCATCTGTTCATGACGAGTATCAGTTTGAGGTAGCAAATAAAGATGTGGGAGAGTTTTGTAGCATCACAAAGATTGCGATAAAAGAAACAGAAGATTTATTAAAACTAAGATGTCCTTTGGACAACGATTACAAAGTAGGAATAACATGGGCGGAAACACATTAGAACCAAAAGTAGAAGATAGAAAAAAGTTTGATATAGATTTACAGTATGGTCAAGTAAGAGAAAAGATTGTAGCAGATATGTTACAAGATAAAAAGATAGAAGTAAAATCAGAAAGAGGTATGTGGTTACAGACAGGCAACATAGCAATAGAGTATGAAAGCTATGGAAAACCTAGTGGTATTAATGCTACTGATTCAGATTATTGGTTTCATAATTTATGCGTAGGAGACCAGGTGTTTGCAACATTAGTATTTGAAACGAAGATGTTAAAGAAAATTATTAACGAATCTATCAATGCTAATCAAGTTAGGAGTGTATCAGGTGGAGACCACAACGCATCTAAAATGTATTTAATGAATATACAAAATCTTTTTTCTCAAAGTATTATTAAAAAAAGTGTTGACAATAATAATACTAATTGATATAATATAATTTTAAAACTAAAAAGGAGATACACATGAGTGTAATAAGTGGAACTGCTTATTGGGCAAGCATAACAAGCCCAAACACAACGTTTGATGCAGATGGCACATGGAGTATAGATGTGGGTAATCTGGATGAAGATAATAAGGCTCTCGCAGAAAAAGATGGTCTTGCAATAAAGAACAAAGGTGATGACAGAGGAGACTTTGTTAGCATCAAACGAAACGTCAAAAGAAAAGATGGTAACTTAAATAGTGCACCAGAAGTTCTTGATGCTCAGAAGAGAACAATGCTAAATACATTAGTAGGTAATGGTTCAAAAGTAAATGTTCTATATACTACTTACGAGTGGAAATACAAAGGTCGTTCTGGTGTTTCTGCTGACCTTAAGAAAGTTCAGGTCGTGGATTTAGTTCCTTATCAGGGTGATGCAGATGATGCATTTGATGTAGTGCCTGATGGGTACTCTTCTGAGAAAGACGAAAAAATTCCTTTTGCCTCTTAATTAAAAGGATAGTGAAAGCTCTGATTCTTGCGTATTCCTTCAGAGCTTTCACGTTTTATTTATGAAAAAAATAGATACTATAGTAGAAGATATATACAGTTTATTCGAAAAAAAGAATGAAGACTTAACAGAAAAAGAAGTAGATAAATGTATAGATGACTTTGCTAGTTCAGTTAAGATTCATGTAAAAGAGTTTTTAAAACAGTTGCCTCATGAAAAACCAAGATTAAGACTATCCACTATAGGTAAACCAGATAGGCAACTTTGGTATGACTTTAAAAAGCCACACAATAAACCTATACCACCTAGTTCAAGGATAAAGTTTTTGTATGGTTATATACTAGAAGAATTATTAATTATGCTTTCTTCTATTGCTGGTCACAAAGTTACTAACCAACAAAAGCAAGTAGAAGTAGAGGGAGTAAAAGGACACCAGGATTGTTTTATTGATGATGTACTTATAGATTGTAAGAGTGCGTCAGGGAGAGGCTTTACTAAATTTAAATATAATAACTTATCTAATGATGACCCTTTTGGATATATCTCTCAAATATCTGCTTATGCAGAGGGTAATGGTGTAAATGAAGCTGGGTTTTTAGTTATTAATAAATCAACAGGTGAGATATGTTTAACAAAAGTACATTCATTGGAGATGATAAATGCAAGAAAAAGAATACAACATCTTAAAAAAGTTATTGAATCTACCAGTGTACCTAATAAATGCTACACTGATATTCCTGATGGCAAGTCTGGGAATTATAAGCTTGATACTGGTTGTATCTACTGTAATTATAAGCATGATTGTTGGAGTGATGCTAATGATGGTAAGGGACTTCGTACTTTTCAGTATTCAACCGGTTATAGGTATCTTACAAAGGTTGAGAAAGAACCGAATGTAGACGAAGTAAGTGAAGAAAGAACCTGATATAATACAAATAGAAAATGTTTTTTACTCTGAGCCTGAAAACTCAGAGAAGAAACTTTTTGTTGCTGTAATACTACAAGCATTGCTAGACTTATCAAAGAATGTACAGACAAAAGCAGATAAGGTAAATAAAGATAGGGCAGAGTCCTGGTTTTTTACCAGTGTTGGAGTAACATGTAAGAATTTTGAAGAAGTATGTGGAATGGCAGGAGTTACACCTAGTAAAGCCAGGTCTTTTGCCTACAAAGTTATGAACGCAGATAACAAAAAGTTTTTAAGAAAACGAATAAGAAGTGTATTAAGAGGTGATGATGACAAAGAAAAAAGATTTGACATATGAAAAACATTTTGATAAACTATATCAAGATATGATAAATTATGAGGAGCAAGCAAACATGGGTATGATGGATGAAGCCATTAAAGAAACAGTAAAGAGTGAAGGCTTTACAAAAACAGATTTAAAAAAACAAGCATTAAAAGCTACATTAAAACAAGTAGGTGGTAGTCATTATAAAGATTGTAAGATACAACCTGTAGAATATATTGTAGGTAATGATTTAACTTTTCTTGAAGGTAATATAATTAAATATGTTACAAGACATAGAAGAAAAGGTGAAGGAAGAAAAGATATAGAAAAAGTAATACATTATGCAGAAATGATTTTGGAGATGGAATACAATGATAAATAATTATTTACCAACAGAGTATCAAAGTTTTATACATCTATCTAGATATTCTAGGTGGTTGCCTGATGAAGGTAGAAGAGAGACATGGATTGAAACAGTATCTAGACTAAGTAACTTTATGCAAATACATTTAAAGAAAAATTTAGGTGTAGAAATAGATAGTGAGACATGGAGAAAAGTAGAAGATTATATTATTAGTCTTTCTGTTATGCCTTCTATGAGAGCATTGATGACTGCTGGTCCGGCATTAGAAAGAGAAAATATTGCCGGTTATAATTGTTCTTATATTCCTATTGATAATCCAAAAGCATTTGATGAGATACTTTATATTTTAATGAATGGCACAGGTGTAGGTTTTTCTGTTGAAAGACAGTATGTAGATAAGTTACCTACTATACCAGATAGAGAGTTTGAAAATACAGATGATGTTGTTTCTGTTGCTGATTCAAAAGAAGGTTGGGCAAGAGGATTTAAAGATTTAATATCTTATCTTTATACTTGTAGAATACCAAAAATAAATGTTAGTAAGGTTAGACCAGCCGGTCAAAGATTAAAAACATTTGGTGGTAGAGCAAGTGGTCCACAACCTTTAGTTAATCTTTTTGATTTTGTTATTGAAAAGTTTAAAGGTGCAAAAGGTAGAAAACTAAACTCTATGGAGTGTCACGATATTGCGTGTAAGACAGGTGAAGTTGTGGTTGTAGGTGGTGTGCGAAGGTCTGCTTTAATATCTTTGAGTAATCTCTCTGACCAAAGATTGAGAGCAGCTAAGTCCGGTGCTTGGTGGGAGACGAACCCTGAAAGAGCACTAGCTAATAACTCTGTTGTGTATACTGAAAAACCAGATGCAGGTATTTTTATGAAGGAGTGGTTGTCTTTATATGAAAGTAAGTCTGGTGAAAGAGGTATATTCAACAGAGTATCAGCACAAGAAAAAGCTAGAGAAAATGGTAGACGTAATGGTGACTATGACTTTGGGACTAATCCTTGTAGTGAGATTATATTAAGACCTAATCAGTTTTGTAATCTTACAGAGGTTGTTGTAAGACCCATGGATACTGAAGCTACATTACATGATAAGATAGAAGTTGCCACTATATTAGGTACGATACAAGCAACATTAACAAACTTTGGTTATCTTAGGAAAAGATGGCAAACAAACACAGAAGAAGAAAGACTTCTTGGTGTTTCTCTTACAGGCATTATGGATAATTCTATTATCAATAGAAGAAGAGAAAGACTACCAGAGATACTACAAGGTATGAGAAACAAAGCTGTTGTTACAAATAAAGAGTGGGCAGAGAAGTTAGGCATACCACAATCAACAGCTATTACGTGTGTTAAACCTTCAGGTACAGTTAGTCAGTTGGTGGATAGTGCTAGTGGTATTCATGCTAGACATAATCCATACTATATTCGTACAGTTAGAGGTGATAACAAAGACCCACTAACAGAGTTTATGAAAGCACAGAATATACCAAATGAGCCAGATGTAATGAAGCCAGACCATACTACAGTATTTTCTTTTCCTATGAGTTGTTCTGATACTGCTGTATATAGAAATGATATGACAGCTATAGAACAATTAGAGATATGGAAATGTTATGCACAACATTGGTGTGAACACAAACCCTCTGGTACTATATCAGTAAAAGAAGAAGAGTGGGTAAATGTAGGTAACTGGTGTTGGGATAATTTTAGTTATCTTTCTGGTGTATCTTTCTTGCCTTTTTCAGACCACACATATCAACAAGCACCTTATCAAGACATAGATAAAGAGCAGTATGAATCTTTACAATCTAAAATGCCTGAGAAAATAGACTGGTCTAAATTACAAGATTTTGAAAAAGAAGATAATACTAGAGGTTCACAAGAGTTAGCTTGCACTGCAGGTTCTTGTGAGTTAGTAGACATTTAATTTTTTTGTTGCATTATGTTTTTAAGTATGTTATAATGTTTATATGGCAAAAGCAGTAGTAGGTGTAGGTAAAAGATTAAGAAGTTTTTTTAAGAAAGTAACTTCTATTGGTAAGTCTAATAAGACTAGACCTAAAAATAAACATAAACGTAGAAACTATAAAAAATATAAAGGACAAGGTAAATGAAAATAATTTTAGTATTAATAATAAGTTTTATAACTTTGCAGTTAAAAGCAGATGCATGGTTTGATTCAGTGGGATATAGATATTATCACGATTTAGATAATGAACGTAATGGTTCAAAATTTAGAAGTTATGCAACCAAAAATTTATCTAATAATGATAAATTAAAAATAGCATATGAAAGACAAAGACCTGGTAGTGGGATGGAGTCTGGTGTATTTTTTATTGATTATGAGTGGAAGTTTTAGTATGCAGAAAATTAGAAATGATATGGATACAGTGTATATTGGCTATGACCCTAGAGAACATGCGGCTTATGAAGTATTAAAGTTTTCTATTGAAATACGTGCTAAAAATCCTGTAAGAATAGTGCCTCTTAAAAAAGATGCATTAATTAAAAATGGTATGTTTAGAAGAAAATCAAACAGTATAGGTAATCAACAGTATGATGAGATAGATGGTAGACCTTTCTCTACTGATTTTAGTTTTACTAGATTTCTTGTACCACATTTAAGTTTATATACTGGTCTATCTTTGTATATGGATTGTGATATGTATTGTTATGGAGATATAACAGAATTATTTGATATGTGTAGAGATAGTTATTACCCTGTATGGGCAGTGCATCATAAGTATGATGTGGAAAAAGGTATTAAAATGGATGGCCAAGCACAAGAACCTTATCATATGAAGAACTGGTCTAGCCTTATGATGTTTAATAATGAACATCACTATCTAGATAAGTTAAGTATTGATGCTAT